ATGGATAGAAATCATCACGCTTCAACCGTAGCCACATTACCTACTGTCACTACAAGTGGTGCAACAGCGGGATATGTTACAGACGGTAATCCAGCGTTAGGTATACCTGCAACAACCATCACTGCCGATGTTATTAATGGTTTGATTGAAGAACCAAGAAACGCTATTTTAGAATCTGGTCAAACACCAAGCCAATCAGTTTTAACACAACTTGCAAGCGCTATTAAGACACTGGGTAGCCGTCAGAATTACATTATCAACGGTTCAATGAGTGTTATTCAGCGTGGTATAAGTTTCACACAAGGTCTTAGTGTTTCTGGGTATACTGCTGACAGATGGAAAGTTGCACAAGGTGGTGGTGGTTATACATCATCAACAACCATTAATGATTTTACTGTTGGTGCTGCTGAAGTTGGTGGTGGTGTAGTAAAATTTGCAAGAGTTACAGTCACACCTTCTTCACCTGGAGTTGGTAGCTATTGTGTATTTCAACAAAGTATTGAAGACATCAGATTACTGGCTGGTAAAACAGTGACGCTTAGCTTTTATGTTAGAGCATCTGCTACAGCAAATTTCGCGGTTGAATTAAGCCAATTTTTTGGTACTGGTGGCTCACCAAGTGCTGATGTGTATGTCACACCACAAACATTTACTGCGACTACAAGCTGGCAAAAAATGACAGCAACATTCGTGATACCAAGTATCGTTGGTAAAACTTATGGCACTTCGCCAAGCTCACATTATTCACCTGTATCTTTCTGGTTAGGTGCTGGTAGTAACTGGAATACAAGAACCAATACATTAGGTAATCAAACTGCTACTGTTTATTATGACTTTACAAAAGTAAGATTAGATGAAGGTACCACTGCTGCACAATGGGTTGATATTCCTTATCAAGATGAATTGTTGAAATGTCAACGCTACTTCCAAAAATCGTTTGGTGATATTACTACACCTGCTTTTGGAACGGGTCATTTCAACGCTATTCAATTTCAACAGATTGGTGGACCATCGACATTCGCTTTACAAAATGTAAAATTTACAAGAAATATGCGTGTTGCCCCAACTGTGGTTATTTACAACCCTGTCAACTCAACAAACGCACCTGTTAATACATCTACTAATACAGATTGCACAGCCACTACATTGATTAATATTGCATCTACGAGTTTTGCATTAACAGCAACAACTCCAACAGGCACCGCAAGTGGTCAAGTATTATCATTCCATTACACTGCTGATTCGGAGTTATAATTATGGCACAAACAGTAAACATGGTTATAGATCAAGGTTCAACCTACACTCACATACTGGATGTAGAGCAGTTGATCTATGATGACCGACCTTTCGATACCATTACTAATCCGTGGATACCATTTTCACTTACTGGATATAGTGCTTATCAACATATCCGTAAGAGTGTTGATGACTCTAAGATATTGATTCAAAACACATCTGCAAATGGTGCTATTCAATTAGGTGCAAATGGTAGATTAACAATTACCTTTTCTGCTGATAGTACAAGTGCATTAACTATTCCACAGAAAGGACAAATTATTCTATACCATGATGTATTTTTAGTTAATGGTTCATACAAGAAAAAGATTGCTGTAGGTAACGTTACAGTTAAAAAAGCAGTAACAAGAAATTATTAAGGAAATTACATGGCAGTTATCAAACAGGTCGTAGGGACACGCACCGCATTAACCATAACAGGTTTCAGTACATTAGCAGCTGCTACTTATGTGGCAAGTGCAGCATATACAGCAAATACAAATCAACCAATTGATGTGGTCATTGAAGTCAGTGCAACCACTACCAATGCTGCTGCTGTTAATAAACAAGTAGTTGTATTTGCTCAAGCATCTTTAGATGGTACAAATTATCAAACAGGTCCAACTTCTGGTACAACCATAACAGCGGAAACTGATTTAACATTCATTGGTACTGTTCCTGTGAATGATACCAATGCCCATACAAAAACATTCAGTATCGCTCAAGCGTTTGGATATGTTCCTTATGGTTTTAAAATCATATTGAAAAATGACTTAGGTGTTGCTTTAACAGCTGGCACTGTATTTACAAGTGAAATTAGCCAAACTGTAGCATAATGATTTTTAACGATAAGTTAAAAGCAAACACCCGCACAGCACAACCATTAAGTTTATGGGTTGCGGGTGATAGTGGCTTCACTGACGTTGTAGCTGGTTCAAACTTAAATATTCAGGGTACAGATGTAAAACTGGATTATAACCAATTTGGTAGATGTTCTATACAAACAGGAATATATGCAGGTGGTTATACTGGTTATTACAACACTGCAGGTAATGCAACAAATCAACGATTCAACGGATTAAGTGCTCTTACCGTTATAGGTGTTGTGACATTAGTTCGGAATAATGGCGGTGAAGGTTGCGTATTAAGGGTTGAAGATAGCACTGCAAATGCTGCTTTCTCATTATCCATAAATCCAGGTTCTAATAACATTGCTATGTTAATTGGAACAAACTTCAACCAGCAATGGGGTGGTCAGGTTGCGGTTACTATGCCTGCTGGTGCATGGCAGTTAAATGTGCCTTATGTAGTGATGGGTCGATGGATCACTGGCACTGCTGCTGAAATATCAATGGAATTATTGGGTAGTCCTCCTATCTGGCGTACTGCTGGGGTTGCTACGGGGGGTACAATTTCTGGTGTTTCTGGTGCATATCCTACAAATGCTAGTACTTTTATAGGGTCCGGTGCATATTCTGGTATCCACGCATTTCCTGGTTTTATTAATACCGTTGCTTGTTTACCATACAAAATAACAGATGGTGCTGCTCGAATAATTGGGTTAAATCCAGCATCACTATTTCAACCTGCTCGTAAGAACAATGTTTACTATTTACCTACTGGTGGTGATAACAATGTTTCTGGTACATTTACCAATAGTTTAAGCACTATTTCAGGTACAGTAACCACTATCAATTCTGTTAGTGCTACTGTCACCAATAGTTTAAGCACTATTTCTGGAAGTGTCACCAGTAAGAATACAATATCGAGTGCAGTATCGAATACTTTAGGAACTGTCACTTCAACTGTAACTACTATTAATCCAGTCAGCATAGCCGTTACAAATAGTTTAAGCAGTGTAACAAGCACAGTAACTACTATTAATACTGTGAGTGGTTCAGCTACAAATAGTTTATCTACTGTCTCAGGTACAGTAACCAGTAAAAATACTGTATCTGCATCTGTTTCAAATACCCTGAGTACTCTAACTGGTTCAATAACAACAACAAATATTATTAATATTGCTGTTAGTAATGTGCAGGGTACTTTAGCTGGAAATATTGTTGGTGCTGCAAGTGTATCTGGAAACATAACAAACACATTAGGTACATTATCAGGCACAGTAACTACTATTAATCCAGTCAGCGTTGCTGTAACAAATAGTGTAAGCACTGTCACTGCATCAGTTACCAGTAAGAATACTGTTACAGGCACATTCACAAATACTTTAGGTACAATATCAGGTTCTGTAATAGGATCAGCAAGTGTATCTGGAAACGTTACAAACACATTAGGTACAGTTTCTACTACAGTAACTACTATTAATATAGCAGTAGGAACTATTTCAAATAGTCAATCTACTGTTACATCAACTGTAACAACAAGAAATATTGTTGCTGGTTCTATAGTGTCACAACAAGGGGTTTTTCAAGGCCTGATAAATACTATAAATGTTGTATCAGGTAGTGTATCTGGGAATCCTAATATTTTTACATACACACCACCTATTGTGATTCCAATGAATCAGTTTAGGAAATTTACTACTATTCAACTTCATGGAATAGAAATCACAAAGGTTCTAATAAAACCAATTTAACTTTACAAGGAATTAAAAAATGGCTTTAAATTATGCAGTTCTTGCAAAAAACGCAAAATTAGACGCAGTTACTACTTATGCAGGTTCAGGTGCTAAAATCCAATTATGGACTACTGCTTATGGTACAAAATTAGTTGAATGGACTATTACAGCTGCTATGGCTGCTGCAGCTTCTGCTGGTACATTAACATTGGCAGCACCTGCTACAAATCCAATCACTCCATTAGCAAATGGTACTGCTGCTTTAGGCCGTGTTACTAAATCTGATGGCACTACTATTGTATTTGATGGCTTAACAGTAGGTACTTCTGGTACAGATATTATTGTATCAAGCACTTCAATATTGACTACACAGCCACAACAATTAGGTTCAGTAGTAATCACTGAGGCTTAATCATGAGCATCACAATGACTGGTTCAGTAGAATACAGAATAACTGAGCTGAACATTAATGCTCAGACTGCTACTATTGGTGTGACTTATACTACTGCATTGAATGGTGTTGTTATTAATACAACTTCACATTCAATCACTGGTAGTGAAGCGTTAGCGTTATTCGCTACACCAAGCGTAGAAGGTTCTATGTATGACAATATTAAATCAATATTTTATACACATTTAGTAACAACTGGTGTAATACCTGCGGGTAACTAATGGCTTACAATAAAGGTACAGCGATTATTGATTTTGGCTCTGGAGCTGGAAAAAATGAGGCCTATGTAACTGTGACTGGACAAACATCCATTTCATCTACATCTTTAGTTGGTGTTGATGTTATGGGTGATGTAACTTCAGATCATACAGTAAGTGATCATAGATATTTTAGCCTTATAGCTAAAGTTACACCAGGAAATGTTATAGCAGGAACAGGTTTTGATCTGTTTGCTGTTAGTACACAAAAATTAACAGGAACCTATCAAGTAAGATGGGTTTGGGCAGATTAAAAGGAATTAAATTATGTCAATGGACGTAGGTGTAACAGCCGCATCAAATTTAGACGCAAGCGGTAATATTAAAGTAAATTTACCATTAACACTTAACCAATCTGGTTATGCACGTGTAGTAAGCGAGAATGACCCTGGTACATTGAATGGTGGTGTGCCTTATTTAAAATCTTCAGAAACAAGTCAAGATTATAGATTACGTGTAGGTACTGATACTGTGTTATTCACAGATTCATTCAACGCATCTTTTCAAAATACATACAATTGGTTTTATTCTTTTGCAACATTAACTGCTGCACAACCTGGGGCTGGTTCTGTAAACTTTGGGGCAGTACAAGGTACTACAACTGGTCAAGGTGCTTTTATGCGCTCTTATCAGTATTTTCCAGTAATAGGTACAGCACCTTTATCAGTTGAGTTTACTGCTGGTCAATTCACTGCACCGTTGGTAGCAAATGAAATATGGTTAATGGGATTATCGAATCAAGGTGTTGTTGGTACTATACCATCAGATGGTGTTTGGTTTCAATTAACCTCTGCTGGTTTGATAGGTGTTGTTGCTTATAATAATACATTTACACAAACTGGTACTTTATTACCTTTATCTTCTGTAATTGTAGGTGAGTTAGATAAGTATACTTTAGTTATTGGGGAATTGGCTGTTGAATTTTATTTCAATGACAAATATTTAGGTAGTTTAGCGACACCTGTAGCAAATGGTCAACCATTCCAAAATGGTTCATTACCTGTGTTTATACAAAAATATTGTACAGGTGCTGTTAGTAATACCAATACAATGCGTGTTAGTGATGTTACTGTATCTTTAATGGATATAGCAACAAACATGCCTTGGGCTTATCAAGCAGCATTACAAGGGTTGAGTGGTACAGTAACACAAAACGGTGCTGCAATGGGGCAGACAGCTAACTGGGCAAATAATGCTTTTAACAGCGGTGGCCCGGCTACTAACACTACAGCTATTGCTACTGGTTTAGGTGGTATCTATGCTGTGACTTGTACTATTGCTGTAAACACAGATGGTATTTTATTCAGTTATTCAAATCCTGGTGCTGGTATCAACGCAACTGGTAGAAATTTAATCATTACTGGTATTCGATACAACGGTGCTGTCACAACTGCAATCACTGGCGGGCCTTGCGTATTTGCATATGCTTTGGCATACGGTCACACAGCTGTATCTTTAGCGACTGCTGAAACAGCATCTTTTGCTAACAGCACAACACATGCACCACGAAGAGTTCCATTAGGTATAGAAACATATGGTTCTGCTGCTGCGGTTGGTACTATTGCATCTACTAATGGAACACAGATTACTTTTAACTCACCTATTGTTGTTCGCCCTGGTGAATTTGTTGCATTAACATACAGAAACGCAGGTGTTGTAGCAACTGCTGGAGCAATTACTCACGTTGTTGGTTTTGACGCGTACTGGAGCTAATCTACCGCGTAACTAAGGACAGTCAATGTACGCTGCGCTATTAAGAGTAATCAGCACAAGTGGCACAGCTTCTAATAGTGTCAGTGGTAATATCTCAAATACCATTGGCACTCTATCTGGTTCTGTCACATCAAATAATCTTGTTAGTGGTTCTGTATCAAATATACAAGGAACTATTAATGGTTCAGTAAGTTCAATTACACCAGTTACCATAAATGTTTCAAATACTATTGGTACTCTAACTGGTTCAATTACAAGCAATAATTCTGCTTCATGCTCTGTAACCAATAGTTTAGGAACACTGAATAGCACAGTAACCACTATTAATCCAGTCAGCATAGCTGTAGTGAATAGTTTAAGCACTGTCACTGGAAGTGTAGCAACTATCAATCCAGTTTCTTTTGCAGTTTCTAATGTACAAGGCAGTTTATCAACAACTGTAACCACATTAAATACTGTTAGTGGTGCAGTTACAAATAGTATTGGTACTGTATCAGGAAATGTGATTCAAGGTTCTGCGGTTAATATTGCAGCTACCAATTCACTTGGTACTCTAACTGGTTCAATTACAACAATAAATACTGAATCAGGAACATTCACTAATGTACAAGGCAGTTTATCAACAACTGTAACTACATTAAATAATGTTTCAATTACAGCATCAAATGTTTTAAGCACACTATCTGGCACCATTACAAGCAATAATTCTGCTTCAGGTTCTGTTAGTAATACTCAAGGAACAATAGCAGGTTTAGTTACAACATTAAATACTGTATCAAGCACTGTATCAAATGTTCAGGGTACTGTATCAGGAACAATAACCAGTAAAAATGCTGTATCAATTAGTGTTTCTAATACATTAGGTACATTATCTGGTTCTGTAACAGCAATCATTCCTGGTAATGTAACAGCCAATGTAATCAATAGTTTAGGTACATTAACTGCAACTATTACAAGCATCAATAATGTTAATGCGGCAGTAACAAATGCTTTAAGCACAGTGACAGGAACTGTAACCAGCAAAAACACTGTATCAAGTACTGTATCAAATAGTACAGGAACTATATCAGGGACTGTAACTACTATAAATGCAGTAAATTCAACTGTAAGTAATAGTTTAAATACAGTGAATGCAATAGTGTCAACTATAAACATTATTGCTGGAAACATTACAAATGTTAATGGTTCATTATCTGGTTCAGCAACATCAATAAATGTTTGTGTAGGATCAGTTAGCAATGTTACTGGTACATTATCAGGTAGAGTGATAAATGTTACAGGGTATTATGATGCAATTACTGCAATTCAGTTACAAGGCTACCCGAAGACTGCATTACAGATTCCAGGTAATGTTATAACAAAACTATTGGTAGAATAGTATGAGAATCATAATCATTCTCTTAAGCAGCTTGTGTCTCTCATGTGCTCAGGTACAAACAATAGAACAGACGTATCAACTGAATGTGCCTGTAGTGACCATCATAAACTGGGATTTTTAGTATGCGCATAAATATACAGAATTGGGTTGCTAAAAACGCAAGACGCTTTAATAAGGCAGCTATTCATTTTAACAAAAAGACGGACTATTCCCGTAAACAAAAGCACAAGGATGTGACATGGAATTTATTAAAAAACGATTAACAGAAAAATGGACTTATGCAGGATTGTTTCTGTTGTTGTCTACATTCGCAGGTGTGGAATTATCTGACACTCAGCAATTTGCAATTTCGTTTTTTGCGATGGTCTTAGTAGGTACTCCTGATGATAAATTAGCATCAGCGTTTGCAAGGAAGAAACTATGAAACCATTTCAAATAATTCAACAAACCGCTATTACCAGTTTAGCAATTACTTTGGCTGATAAATCAACATGGCTGAGAGTTAAAGGTATTGTGGAAAGGCTTGAAGACGCTGAGTATACTGGAGCTGAGAAGCGTGATTATGCCTTAGAACAATTTAAAGTAATTGGGTTAGATGTTGCTAAATGGTTGGCTGCAGTCTTATTGGAATTGGCAGTAACTTGGTTCAGATTGCAGGTGAAGTAA